GTATATATAACATACTTGATATGTCAATACCAATTGCTTTTGCAAATTCTTCATTCATTGCATTTTCTGTATCAATGTATACAGCTAGGCCACCTTTCTTTTGTGTATTAGCAAGTAAGTGAGCAGCCATAAGACTTTTACCACTTCCTTCCAAACCAGTTATTTCAGTAATTCTACCAACTGGTATTCCACCATTAGGCCTATTTGAAATTGCAATATCTAACATTGAAGAACCTGTTGAAATCCATTCCGTTAAGTCAGTTGGAGTATCTTCAGAACCGTCAAGAAAGTATGCTACTTTATAGTCCTTAAACTTTTTATTTAGACTATCAGCTAGTACACTAGCCAATGAATCCCTATCAGTTGTTACTTTCTTTGCCATCTAATACTCTCCTATGCAAATAAATCATCAAATGCTTTGTTAATATCGTCAGTCTTTTTTACACCTTCCTGTTGTGAAGTCTGAGTCGTAGTTGCAGCTGGAGTTGGTTCCCCTTCATTTGATTCACCGTCTGGGTTTAACCAATTTTCCAATGCTACTTTTAAGTCATCATATGAAACTTTTCTGAAAATTTCGTTAATGTCTTTTTGACCATTAATAATTTTTTCAGCAACATTTGAATCCTCAGTTGCAGCTGTTTGGTTTGGCTTAACTCTAATAGTTGTTTTACCAAAACTATTACCAGCTTCATCTGGTGTTAAATATTCAACTACTACATCTCTACCACTATTAGGGTCAGTAATATCACCATAATCTGGGTCAGCAATAAAACTTAATAATTCTTGGTATACAGATTTACCAAATCCCCAAAATTTAACACCTTCTGATTCTTTACCTCTTACAAGGATAGGAACATAAGTTCTCATTTTAGGTTCTAGTTTTCTTGACAATTTCCAATCATCTTGATTTCCAGTAGCCTTAAGCTTTTCAGCAAATTCTACAGCTGGGTCAGCTTCACCAAATGTAACTGGTGATAAATAGTTTTTCTTGCCTAAGTCATAGTGAAAATACAATTCAATAAATGGATTGTCTTTGTTGAA